CTACCGCTTCCGCGCGAGATCGGCCATGGCCTTGCTGAAGAGGTGGCGCGGGATGTTCACGAGCGCGAAGCGCCGCTTGTGGGACGGGCGGTCTGGGTCGTCAGCATCGATGGCGATCTCCACGGTCTCCGCACTGGCGTGGAGCGATACCGTCAGTTCTGCGTCTCCGAAGTCCACCTCGTGTCGCCGGCCGTTCTCGCCGCGGATGATGACGTGGGGCACCGTCACATCTCCCGCCCATACCAGCGCACGCGCCCGACGATCTTGACCTCCTCGGCGGTGCATTCATAGGGGGAATACTGCCGGTTGTCGGAGATGATGCGCACGCGCGGCGGATCGCTCATGGGCACATGCTCCAGCCGCTTGGCCACGAGGCCAAGGCCGTCGTGGAGCACGAAGATGCCGGGCGGGATCGGGTTGCGCTGGTTCATGTCGACGAGGATCACGTCGCCGTCCTGAAGGGTGGGGATCATGCTGTCGCCCTGGACGGTCATCACGCGCAGCAGCGACGGCGCGGCCTTGAGACGGTCGCGGATCCAGGCGCGGCGGAAGTGGAAGTCCCGGCCGGTCCGGTCCTCGTCCTCGGCAATGGCGCCGCCGCCCATCGAGGGGCGCGCGGCGGCGTACTGGATGGCCACGAAGTCGTTGTGGTAGTCCTCGGTGATCGGATCGTCGCCTTCGAGCCCGCCCTTGCCGGAGAGGAGCCACTCGAGATCGACCTTCACGACCGCTGCAACGCGGGTCAGCTTGTCGAGATTGGGGACCTGCGATCGGCCGCGCAGGATGTCGTAGACGAAGGACCGGTTGACGCCGGCCTCACGAGCGACCTCGGCGACGCTCATGCCGAGCTGGCGGATCCGCGCGCGCAGGCGTTCATGCATCGGCACAGACATGGTTATCCCCAGCGTTTGAACATCTGTGGAAAAAACAGGATTGTTGAGAGGGTGTCAATAGAGTAGAACATATAGCGAACAATTACCCCGAACAGGAGTCGGCATGCGGGTTGAGCGGGACGCCTTCGAACTCTTCGAGCTGGCCGAGTGCTGGGGGATTTCTGCCGCCGACACGCGCTTCCTCGTTGCAAACGACAGGATGCGCCTGTCCGTTCGGCTGGTGGCGCAGCCTGTGCTGATCTCCGAGCAGGAGCTGACGGCGGAGGGTGAGCCGTTCTGGATCCCGGCTGAGGAGACCGTTTACACGGGGCTTGCCGACCTGGCGTTGCGGGATGCGTTCCGGCTGGTGCGAGACGGGACCGCGCGCGTGCGCTCCCTCTTCCTGCCCGCGGACCGGATGGTCACGCTGCGCCGCGACGATGGCATCGACTTCACGCAGATCGATCTGCTGGTGCGCCGTGAGCATGCCGAGGCGTTGCAGCGTGACCTGATCGGCGCGCCGCTGGAGCGCGAAGCTGCGTTCGATTTCAGGCTGTTCGTGTTTGACGGCGATGAGTTTGCGTTCACTGTGCCGCAGGCGCGCGCGCTGGCCTTCATGTTCGAGCAAACCCGCGCAGGTGCGCCGGACCAACACTATCTCGACATCCTGAAGGCCGTGGGCAGTTCGTCGCAGCGGTTGAGCAGCCTGTTCAGCCGCAAACCGCTGTGGACGCGGCTCCTGCGCAAGACCGTTGGGCGCCGTGGCTGGTATCATCTCGACCCCGACTTCGTGATCTGGCTCGTGACCCGCGACTGACCCAAACGCCTCATGCCGATCGAGGATCGCCCCGAAGCCCGCCCGCACGGCGGGCTTCTTGATTCGGGACGGCGCGCAGGGGAGCGTGTGATTCGCCTCGCGTATGTCTGCATCTCGTCTGCATGTGGTCTGCGCTTGTCTGCATCCTGTCTGCACGGGCGCCAGGGCTCCGGAAGTGCCCGGAAACCCACGCAGAAAAAATCCTCGCGTGCATCCCAGTTGTGGGACGTCTGCATACAAGGAAACTGNCATCACCNCTCCAGACANCGCAANCACTGGAGAGNTCGATGNCNGAACAGTTCCTGAACCAGGTCCGGCTCGCTGATCGCTGGAAGATCAGCCCCCGCACGCTGGAGCGCTGGCGCTGGAAGGGCGAGGGGCCGGCGTTCGTGAAGATCGGCGGTCGGGTCGTGTACCGGATCGCGGATATCGAGGACTACGAGGCCTGCCGGCGCTGCGCCAGTACCTTGCAGAGCACCGCGCTGCGGGGGGTGCAATGACCATGGCGCAGGTTTTTTCGCAGCCGGTACCGCCCGAGCGCCCGGCGCTGGCCGCGGCGCGTCCGATGGACGAGATCGCCTTTGCTGCATGGGTTGCACAGGCGGAGCCTGGCGCCACGCTGGTCTATCACTGTGGCTTCCTCGTCGTTGATGCGGACAACGCGTTGGTCGGGATGTCTCCGGAGGCGTGCCGGGCGCTGCGCCACCTGCGCGCTGCCGCCTTTCGTGCCGCCGAGCAGGGGCTCGTCCACCTCGTGCAGCAACGCCTGGCCGCGGATCGCTTCGCCTACATCGCCATCGCCCGGCCGCGCCGACAGGGCGCGCCCGCCTCTCTCGCATCGCGGCTGCTCGACGCGCAGGCCGCGTGAGCGTGCCGCGCCCTGACCCATCCCAAGGAGATGTCCCCATGCCCCATCCCGAGAATACGCCCGACATCGAGGCGCTGATCAACCTGCCCGCGGCCGAGTTGGCCGATCTGCCGGTGGAGATGCTTGCAGCCTTGCAGGGCGAGCTGAACCATGCCGCATGCCAGCTGAAGGCCGCAACCGCCCGCTTCAACGCGGCCCTCGAGGTGCGCTACGCCACCCGTGCCGCCGAGGCCCGGCGCGCTTGCGGCAAGGACACCGGCACGGTGCGGCTGGTCGATGGCGATTACACCGTGGTTGCCGATCTGCCCAAGCGGGTGGAATGGGATCAGGCGCAGCTGGCGCAGATCGCGGCCAACATCGCCGACAGCGGCGAGGACCCGGCCGAGTTCATCGACACCGCGCTGAAGGTGTCCGAGCGCAAATACGCCGCGCTCCCCGAGGCTTGGCGCGAGGGCTTCGATCCGGCGCGCACCGTCAAGGTGGGGACGCTCAAGGTCACCCTCGAGGCGGGAGATGCCGCATGACCCTGCGCATCCTTTCCGCTGACGAGCGCCTGCGCGAGGCGCAGGGCAAGACCACCATGGCGCTGTTCGGGCCCAGCGGTGGCGGCAAGACCACACTGCTGAAGACGCTGCCGGCCGAGGAGACCGTCTGCCTTGATCTCGAGGCCGGGCTCAAATCGGTGCAGGACTGGCGCGGCGACAGCCTGCCGATCCGCCGCTTCACTGACGCCGTGGACATCGCCTGCCTGATCGGCGGCGCCAACCCGGCGGCTCAGCCTGACGAGCATTTCTCCGAGGCGCACCATGCGCATCTGCGCGGGCTGCACCCGGAACTCGCCGCGCGGCTCGACGCCAAGCGCATCGTGTTCGTCGACAGCATCACCGACCTGACACGCCAGGCCATGGCCTGGGCCAAGACCCGGCCTGAGGCACTGTCCGAACGCACCGGCAAGCCGGACACACGCGGCGCCTATGGATTGCTCGCGCGCGAGGTCATCGGGCTCCTGAAGCACCTCCAGCACGCGCCGGGGCGCACGGTCATCTTCGTCGGCATCCTCGAAAAGGTCGTCGACGACATGAACCGCGTGAGCTGGCAGCCGCAGATGGAGGGCGGCAAGGCCGCGCGCGAACTGCCCGGCATCGTGGACCAGGTCCTGACGCTCAGCCTGTTCCGGCAGGACCCCGACCAGGATGGCGCGGTCAGCTGGCAGCACGACGCGGAGAAGGGCCATGCCCGCCGCCTTGTCTGCCAGTCCGGCAATCCGTGGGGGCTGCCTGCGAAGGACCGCAGCGGAAAGCTCGCCCTCACCGAGCCCGCCGATCTCGGCGCGCTCCTCACCAAGATCAACCAGACCCCGAAAGGATAAGCGAAATGACCTTCGACATGAACGACGTGGCGCCGCAGCCGTCCGGCGAGCTGATCCCCGACGGCACCTTCGCCAAGGTGACCATGTCCATCCGCAAGGGCGGCACGGACGGGGCGAGCGAGGTGGATCGCGGGCTCCTCAAGCGCTCGAACCAGCCCGGCAGCGACGTGCTGATGGTGGATGCCGAATTCACCGTGGCCGAGGGGCCGTTTGCGCGGCGCAAGTTCTGGCAGAACTTCACCGTGCAGGGCGGCAAGCTCGACGAGCAAGGCCAGTCGATCGGCTGGAAGATCTCCAAGAGCCAGTTCCGCGCCATGATCGACAGCGCGCTGGGGCTGAACCCGGAGGACATGAGCGAGGCGGCCAAGGCCAAGCGCGTGCTGCGCGGGCTCGCCGATCTCGACGGGATCATCTTCGTGGCCAAGATCCAGATCGAGGCGAACCGCAACCGCGCCTACAAGGATGCCAACAAGCTCGACCATGTGGTCCTGCCCACGGCACCGGAATGGCAGAAGGTGATGGCAGGCGAGAGCGTCCCGGCGCAACCGTCGCAGCGTCAGCGGCCAGCTGCCGCGGCGCCTGTGCCGACAGCACCCGCATGGGGCCAGTCGCAGCCCACCGCCGCCGCAACTGCCCCTGCCTGGTCAGCGCCTGCCGCCCAGCCCGCGGCCCAACCTGCCGCCGAGCCTGCCGCGCCGAAACCCGCGGGCGGCCCGGCCTGGCTCAACCCGTGAGCCCGGACGAATGGCAGGCGCATGTCACCACGGAAGCGGCCCTTGCGATGGGGCGCTGGCTGGAAGCGCGGGGGCGGCTCGACCGCCCCATCGCCAGCCTGACGCGGCGCGATCTCGAATGCATGGCCGTGAGCGCCATCAGCCGCTTCATCGTGCTGGCCTCCGAGCGTCGCACGGCCGCGCCCGACAAGGAGGAGCAAGACGCGCTCGACCTGCTGCTCATGGGCTGACGCCCACCGAACTCGGCCGCCGCGTGCCCTGCGCGCTCTGCGGCCGGGAGGCTCAGGGCTTCGGCTACTGCCACGGCCTGCGCTGGGATCGCCATCCTCACCACCGCTTCTGCTCAATGGCCTGCCTCACGGCGGGCTCGGCCAACGCCAAGAGGAACCACGGCATGATCGACAAGACCGACATGGAAATGCGCGCGATCCGCGAGGCGCGCCGCGAACTGGCCGAGGCGCTGACGGAGATGGGGCTGATGGAGCCCTTCTTCGACCGGCCGGCCGAGGACATCGACCGCCTGATCGAGGCCTGCGTCGACGGGTTTCAGGCGTCGATGCAGCGCCAATCCGACGCCGGCGACGTGCCGTTCTGAGGAGGTGTGGATGCTGGTCGATCTCAACCACCGCTCGGGTTTCGTCTATGGCCGCGCCGCGGAAGCCACGCCGCCCCTCGGCGCCCGGATCAACACGCTGCTCGATGACGCGCTCGTGGCCGAGCGCGCTGGCCAGCGGCCCCGCGACTATCTCGGCGCCAGCCGGATCGGCGAGCCCTGCGCGCGCCGCCTGGTCTATGAGTTCACCAGAACGCCGGTCGATCCGGGCAAGGCGTTCGAGGGGCGCAGCCTGCGCATCTTCGAGGCCGGCCACGTCTTCGAGGACCTCGCCATCCGCTGGCTTCGGCAGGCCGGGTTCGACCTCCGCACCCAGACCCGCGATGGCGGCCAGTTCGGTTTCGAGACCGCGGGCGGGCGCATCCGGGGCCATGTGGACGGGATCATCGTTGGCGGCCCTAACCTTGAAATCCCCTGGCCCGTGCTCTGGGAACACAAGGCGCTGAAGGCCTCGAGCTGGACCGACACGGTCAAGAGAGGCGTGCGGGTCTCGAAGCCCGTCTATTTCGGCCAGATGCAGATCTACATGGCTTACATGGCGCTGGATGCCGCGCTGTTCACCGCGCTGAACAAGGACACCTGCGAACTCTACCACGAGCATGTGCCCTTCGATCCCGCCGCAGCGCAGGCGCTCTCGGACAAGGCGGTCGACGTGCTGCGCGCCGCCGACGCGGGCGATCTGCTGCCGCGTGTCGCGACCAGCCCCGACTTCTATCTCTGCCGGTTCTGCCCTTTCGCCGCCCGCTGCTGGGAGGAGGAACAGCCATGAGCATCACCGTCTCCGAGGCGCAGGCGAAGGCCATTTCCATCATTCGGGACTGGTATCTCAACCGTCGCCACCAGCAGCAGATCCTCCGTGTGTTCGGCTATGCCGGTACCGGGAAGACCACGATTACCACTCTGGCCATGCAGGCCCTTGGCCTCGAGGCCATGACGCCTGGCGGCTTGGGGGGCGTGCTCTTTGCCGCCTTCACCGGCAAGGCCGTTCTGGTGATGACCCGCAAGGGCACGCCGGCGCAGACCATTCACAGCCTGATCTACCGTCTTTCCGAGGCATCGCCTGAGGAAATCGCGCGTGTGAGCGAGGAGCTGGCCGCGCTGGAGCGCGACCTGCCGCGGATGGGCCCGGGGGAGCGCGGGTTCGCCGAAGCGCAGATTGCCCAACTCAGGCTCCGGCTGGACCACATCCACGAGCCGCAATTCGTGCTGAACCCGCAGTCCGACCTGCGCGACGCCGATCTGCTGGTGCTCGATGAGGTGTCGATGGTGGGCAAGAAGATGGCGGATGACCTGCTGGCCTTTGGCAAGCCCATCCTGGTGCTGGGGGATCCGGGCCAATTGCCGCCCGTCAAGGATGAGGGGTTCTTCGTCAAGGGTGAACCAGACGTCATGCTGACGGAAATCCATCGCCAGGCCGCGGACAGCCCGATCCTGCGACTGGCCACCATGGCGCGCGAGGGCCAACCCATCCCCTTCGGCGCCTTCGACGACAATGTCTGGAAGATGTCGCGCCATGACGTGACGCCCGCGCAGCTCTTGCATGGCGGCCAGGTGATCTGCGGGACCAATGCCATGCGGCGCCGGCTGAACATGGCGATGAAGCAGGCCGCCGGCTTTGCCGCGGACTACCCCACGGGCGCC